GCAGAGCCTCCATCAATCAAAGGTCTAGCTAGGGTTACTACTGATCTACCACCTGCATTTAAATCACCAGTTACGATGTTGGCAGTAGCGTTAGCACCATTGTAGGTAACAACATAAGCACCACTTGTACCACCAAGGAAGTACTTACCACCCATATAAAGGATAGAGTCCAAGCTAACAGTCAAAGCATCAATGCTGTTAGAGATCGAATCTAAACCTTCAAGCGTAGTGGCAGAGGTAGAAGCATCAGAGATAAAGTCAGTCCCTGCATCCCCATAAGTCCACTTCTGTGTTCTAAAGTTATAAATAACCAGTTTACGCTGTGCAAATGTAGTCTTAAAGTTCCAGATAACCAACTTGCGAACAGGGTCAATAGCCGCTGACATTGAGTCAAAGCCACTTTCATCTGCATTTGAGAAGAACCAACGATCTACCTTCTCTGAGCCAATGGCAGTAACTTGCTGACCATCACAAGAATAAAAACCATCGTCTGACAAGAAAAAGGTTACGCCCTGAACTTGAGCAATAGAACCTGCTGCGATACATCCCTTACCACGAGAGATATTGTCAAACTGGAAAATAAATGGAGTGCCGATATAACTCATGCGAGAGATACCTTTTTCCATCAAGACCAAACCAAACTCACCACCACGAATCCCAACAATCTGACCACCATCAGGAATGTCTTGAAAGTCAGCTTGTGTTACTTGGCTAGAACCCCATGTAGTCTCATCATTGATTCCAGACCAACGAACACGAGCAGGGTAAACAGTAGAACTCTCAGTCGTAAACGCAGTAACCACAAAGTCACGAACTACTGTCAAAAACTTACATATAGGCGCACCAGCCGCTAAGTCAGCAAATGCCGTAGAAGTACCCAAGGTGAAAGATTGAATTGGGTCACTATTGTTAGTCCCAATAATCACGTTACCAAACTGAGTAAATCTAAATCTATCGTTACTTGCGTTAGGTGTGTAACCACCAGTTTTAGAAACATTGGTCAAAGCACCAACACCAGAAACATCGAATATCTTGGTTGAGCCAGCAGCAAATAACTTAGTAGCGTTTACTGGGGTTTTCCCTGCTACCAATGTAGTCAAGTTTTCAGAAGCAGCCGCAGAGAATGTAGCCGCTGTTGGGAATGGGCCATAACCAATAGCTTGAGAAACTACGTTCTTTGCATCCACCAAAGCACCAGAGATGCTAGGCTGGTCAGGCATCCACTCACCAAATACTAATTTTGTCGTAGCCATGTGTTACTTCCTTGAGCCTGAATTGTCCATGTATTGTCGTTAGCAGACACAGGTGTCCATGTGTTTGAGTCACTTGATACTGTTGTCCAAGTATTTGAATTTGTAGAAACTGGAGTCCAAGTGTTATCGTCTTCTGGTACTGGTGTCCAGTTCTCACCAAGGATTACACCATTTGCTGTGATCGTAGCCGTACCAGTTACAGACGCTACTCCTGCGTAAATTGCGGAAGCAGAGGCCGTAAAATCTGCATTACAAGTGATACCTGCAATAGCATTTTGTACTCTGATTGCATCAGCAGTTACAGTTGCAGTTGCATCTATGATACCAATAGCATCTCGAACACGAATTCCTGTAGCACTAACAGTTGCGCTACCAGTTATAGCCGCTACACCTTCAGCAACCACACCACCATTAGCTGTTACTGTTGCATTGCCAGTAATAGAGGCAACACCATCCTTAATGATGCCACCAACAGCAGTTACAGTCGCATTACCCTCAATGCTTCCGCTACCAAACTGAACTCTTGTTCCATCCGCAGTTACTGTTGCATTAGCGTCAATAGCACCAGAGCCAAACTGAACCCTGATTGCATCACAAGAAGCACTCGCACTAGCGGTAATGCTTGCACTAGCGAATTGAACCCTGACAGCATCAGCCGTAACTGTTGCCGTTCCATCTACCGCCCCACTACCAAACTGAACCCTAGTGCCATCAGCAGTAACAGTCGCAGAAGCACTCACAGACCCATAGGCATCCCATAGGGTTACTGAGGTTTCGTAGAGTGGACTATCGAGTGTGAGTGTTAAGTCATCAATGCTAGACTTTAAATTGTCTAGCGAGTCAATTGTCCACGGAGGCAGTAAATCAGCCATCTCACGCTAAAGTAACGCTCAATGAACCAGAGGCAATACGGAACACGTCACCAGTAGCAATCGTCTTAGAAGCGTCTAGTGCTGTGTGATAAAGCAAGTTACCAGCAGTAGAAGCATCACGAATACCAATGTGTGTAATCGTACCCCATGAGCCACCAGCTTGAGGGAACTCAACAGCCGCAGAGTTGGTAGTCGCACCATTGCTAGGCGCACCAAAAGTCACAGACTGACGAGCATACGATGTACCAGAACACTCTGTTCCAGTATCAGCATCTGTTGGGTCATTTGTATAAAGAGCCACATACACAGTCGTTGGTGCTGTGTAGCTAGTTGCTCTCAAAGTTACGTTGATGAGAGCATTTTCCAAGTAGTTTGACATTTCAGCCATAGTTTCACCTTGCAGTAAGTTTCATTGCTAATGGGACACCAGAGTATTGACCTTCTTCGTCAGACTTGGTAAGGGAGGAGATCGCTCTGTCGTACATAGTTCCCCATGTATTGATTCGTGCGTCATTCATTAAATATGGTTCTGCCTCAATCAATGCCGCATAAAGTAAAGCATCAGGTGCGATATTCAAAAACACATTAGATGCGTTACTGCTTGACAGATATGGAGGGGCAGCAAAGTACAGCATCCTCAATGTGTAAACACCATCAGGAGGAGGCGACAGTAAGAACTCGTTAGCCAGAATTGTGTAAGACTTAGGGACACCAACTTCTGATGCTCTTGGGTCATTAGACAAAGCAGATGGGCTAGAGTAACTCAATGGCTGAATTGGGTTTGTCAATGCGACAAAATCACGAATCTCGATAAAGTCAGCAGGTAACTCAACAGTACCATCACCAGATACTGTAGCTGTCGTTACAGATTTGAGCATCTGACGAATACGCAGTTCTCTACGCAGACGATTCTCAGCAAATGTAATGAAGTCTGGAATCTGGTTAGTCAGATCAGACCTAGCCAGATAACCTGCAATCGAGGTCTTTAAATCAGAGTAAGTTGCGAAACTCATACTACTCCTGTCCTTGTGCGCCATGCACGATTCATTGGGTCATTTAACCAAGCAGCAAAACGCTTGTCATCAAGAACAGCAAAGCCACGCATGATTCCAGCTTTATTCAGATCATCAATCACAGTCATTGGGATAGATGCAACCTTATTGCCAAACAAATTATCAGACCATCTTGCACGTTCATCAAAGGAGTTATATTCCTTTTTATTCTGCTCAACAATGTCTGAAACATCTTGGCGAGTTTGAATAACGATGCCACCTTCGCCATCGGCATGAACAGCAGTTTGTCTAATGTTTTCCATACCTTAATTCTATCAGTTTGTGTAGAAAAGAAAATGCCCCAGAGGTTTAAGTCTGAGGCATTGGTATCACATCAATGTGAGTATTATGGCGTGATGTCGGCTATGATGCCGTGAGCAGCTTCGTTCTTAACTTCCAATGTGAACTCGCACAACAATTGTGTAGACTCATTGTCACCAGTTACAGCCAACTCGTTGGTCTGGAATGGGCGCAAGTAAGCAATAGCAGCCATGTCAGGGTCAAGCACATATGCAACTTCGTCACAAGTGTTGGTAGAAGTCATAAAGCGGTTAGGCACAACAGAAACTGTACCGAAATCGCTCAAATAAACGTCAGCCGCACCAATGATGGTTGTAGGAGCATTTGATGGGGCCATGAAACGCTGAGCAGCGATACCAGCAAAGCCAGAAACCAATTGCTTGTGTGCAGGGTTGACCATCAACACTTTAGGATTGCCACCAGAAGCGTAAACTTCTTTGATAACAGTCTTCAAGATTGTTTCTGTGAAAGTGCGGTTTGTGCCGTTGGTACGAGCAGTAGTGCCCAAAGAACCTGCAACACCATCAGTACCACCATCATAGTTAGAAGACAACCATGCTTGCAGACCACCCAATTTACGAGCAGTAGAGCTATTGCCGTTAGCAGCAACTTGGTTGCTCAACAAAGAGGTTTCCATGTCACGCTTGATTTCGCTAGAAGCCTTGGCAAGTTGATAAGCCTTTTCAGACTTACGACCAGCTTTGTCAACAGACTGCAAAGTGCCAGAAATCTTGATAGTCTTCTGTGCGATCTGAGTGCGGTTACCAACACGGGTAGTTGGAGACATGGTAGCGTCAGATGCTGTTGCACCCTCGACTGTGAAGTTGTCCAAAGTAGCAGCAGCCAAGCTGTCAGTCTGCCACTCGTGCAGAACAGCAGTAGCTTTTGTCTTGCCAATGGAAGACATGAAAGGGGTGTCTGTAGGGCTGATGTTATAGATAACGTCAGAGAGGTCTTCACGCATACCGATTGCGGTATATGTTTGATATGTAGCCATTTTAAAACTCCAAAATTAAAAGAATCGTTCAAATGCTTTGGCAGCGTCTGAGACTTTTCCTGTCTCACGCAACCTTTGCATTGCCTGTTTATCACTTGACGACTTAGTAGGAGGGGCAGAAGTTCCTGATCGCATCATCTTAGGAGCAGCTTGAAGTTTCTTATTTACCTCTGGCTTGCTCTTTTGAAGTTGCTGATACTTCATCCCGTTATACAAAGTCACCACAGCACGACTGTCATATAGTTGACTGAGTTCTTGGTCTGACCACCCAATAGACTTCGCATAGTCACGGATTTGTTTCCGAACCGCATCACCCTGTGGAGTGGCTAACTCAGGAATCAAACTGGTTAGCTTCTCAGACTCTTGACGGAGATGGTTTTGCAAAGAGGCATGATGCTCAGATTGTTGCTGTTGGGCAAGTCTTTGCTGCTCATTCCTAACTACTGCTAATTGCTTCTCTCGCTGACTCTGTTCAGCAACCGCCACGGCATAGCCAATGGGGTCTGTTTCCTTTAGAACATCTAAGTTAACACCCTGATTTTGCTGCGAAAGGAAGCTATCCAACGCTTGCAACTTCTGGGCATATGCTTGTCGCTCTTGTTTTACATACTCTAAGTGTTGGCGTTCAGCTTCGAGAGCTTTACGTTGTTCAGCTAGAGCCTGAGACTTTTTAGTGTAATCTGCACCTTGTTGATAACCCTTAATGAGTTCGTCAAGTTCTACCTCAACTTCCTCACCACTTGCCTTGACTTTATATCTTGGCTTGGGCTGTTCTTCCTCAGATTCCTCCGAGTATTCAACTTCATCACTCGTTTCAACTTCTTCTGTTTGCTCCTCGGCTTGGCCTTCTTCGGCTTCCTCAGAATCACCCATCAGACTTTCAAACGCTGAAGCGGCTTGGTTTACATTTAGGTTTTCACTCCCACTTGGGTTGGTGTTTTCCATTTGTCATCTCAAAAATCGCTAGAAACCTTCTAGACGGAGGTGTGGCTTTTATACCACAGAATCTACAAAATCTTCCACTTCTTCTCTTTGATTAGAGTTTCCGAGGCCAAGCCTTCTAGGTGTCCTGTAATCAATTCAATTGTCTTGATGTGTCTGTAAGCATCTTCACGCTTATCAGATTCTTCACCACTTGTGTTAATTATTACACTAATCTGTTGTTTTTTCAAGTTATCTATGACTTCT